AGCTCGATTTGGTGTACACACCATAACTACAAGGATTGGAAATCGATACTTTATCGATCCTGCCGGTAGTAAGACCTTTTTTATTCTGTTAGATCAAATTTTTTCTAATAGGTTTTGGTTTTATATCTGGTTGTTCTTCTTGTTTTATATGGCGTATGATTACTTTAAAGGAATGTGGAATTCAATAATTTGGTATATTTATAGTCCAATGTATGAATTGTATGATTATGGTGATTTGGTCAAGAAGTTTGTCCAATTGCCCCATCCTAAGAGGTTGTTGTACCAAAGGTACGTTGATTGGGAGGACACGTTTGGGAAAATCGTCGCTGGTCATGGTGGTTTTGAATCCAGGTTTAAATACGAACTTGCTAAGGTTGACGGAGAAGGTTTACCTAAGCCAGGTAGGTTGTATTCAACTGGAGGAGAATTGGCGTTAACAGATTACGCCATTGCCAAGTGGATCAGTTTCCTTATGAAACGCGAAAAGATTGAACTCGAGAAGAGAGTCGGTAATTTGTTTATCACATTTAAATTTCTTTATTGTGACTGTCAAGAAGTATCTGAATCAGATGCTATGTATAAGATGGTCAAGAATTTACCTCGTGATACTATTTGCTGGATCTATTTTAGTGATGATGGATTTATCGTCGCTAACCTCGATGGAGTGATTTATCTGTTTGAGACGGATTTTTCCTCTTGCGATTCTACAAACGGTTTTGCCATGTTTGTAGCAGTTTACCACCTCGCTCACAGAAGTTTGTGCGGTGTGCAGTGTTTGAAGATGGTTAAGTTGTTCGGTCGAACAACTAAGATCTACAATCCTGATGCTCGTAGAGCAGGCAATCCTACGGAATATGTCGAATTACAACCAGAAGATGGTTTTTTGTATTCAGGCCATGGTTTCACATCAATTAATAATAATTGTGCAAACGTTGGTGCCGGATCTAAATTGATCGACAATATGGTCACAAGTCAAGACCCTGTCTTAACTTGTGAAGTCATCGAAAAAGCTGCGTGTGATGCGGGCTACAAGATGACCGTAGAGCAACGGTTCTCGTTTAATTCTTCTACTTTTTTTAAGAGGGCATATAGCGAGCGCAACGAAAGATCATGGTTGGTCTACGGTGCGATACTCCGTTCTTGGGGGTTAATAGAAGACCGCCCTTGCTCGAGTGTGTTTGGTTTAACACCTCGTCAGTTCAAACTGACTTCCGAC